GAAGCGTGCAAAGAATGTTGAAGATGCTAAAAAGCAAATTAATGATAGACTTAATTTCATAGAGGTGAAAGACATTACACCACCTGATGAAACTTTAGATTTAATCAAGAATTTATTTGGAATGAAATAATGGCTAAAATTAGACCAAGACTAACACCAGAAGAGTACGATTCTATCAAGAAAATTAGAATTGAAAATAATCAAAAAAGAGTGTTAGTCATTGGTGACCTGCACGAACCTTTTTGTTTAGAAGGATATTTTGATTTTTGTAAAGACATTTATACCAAATACAAATGTACGGATGTGGTATTCATTGGCGATATAGTAGACAATCATTTTGCAAGTTACCACGAAACTATACCTGATTCAATTGGTGGCGGTGATGAATTAGAGTTTGCTATTAGTAAACTTAAAAAGTGGCACGATTACTTTCCTAATGCTACTGTTATTATAGGTAACCACGATAGGTTAATAATGAGAAAGGCGCAGACTGGTGGCATAAGCAGTAAATGGATTAAGGATTACAAAGATGTACTTGAAGTACCTACTTGGAATTTCGTTGAAAGGCACGTTATTGACAATGTTCAATATTTGCACGGAGAAGGTGGCACAGCAAAGGTTAAATGCAAATCTGATATGATGAGTACAGTGCAAGGACATTTACACACACAGGCATATACAGAATGGTTTGTTGGTGCTAACTTTAAAATCTTTGGAATGCAGGTAGGATGTGGAATTAATCACAAACATATTGCATTTAGTTACGCAAAATATGGAAAGAAACCTGCAATTGGTTGTGGTGTAGTTATAAACGGAACTACTGCAATAAATGAATTAATGGAACTATGATAAGTAGCTTTCAAATATTAGGTCAGACAATTGAAGTAATCATTGACAACGAATACTGCCACAAGAACAAGTGCTATGGGCAATTTATACCATTTGAAAACAAAATAATAATAGCAAATAAATTTAAATCAAAAAAAGTTTGGATAGAATATAAGCAAGAAATAATTGATGCAACTTTCTTTCACGAGCTGATGCATTGCCTGTTATTCTATGCTGATTCAAAAAGTTGGCTTGATGAGAAATTAGTAGATAAACTTGGAAACTTTTTGCATCAATTTATGATAAGTAATTCACAAAAATAGGATAGATGTGTGACGAGTAAATGAAAAAAAATCACATTTTAAGTACCGTATTTGTAGCAATATTACACAAAAGTGATACTTAAAAGTAAGAATATAAGGTTTGAACTGACATATAAAATATAAAACATAACTCGCTAAATCTATATAAAAAAACATACATTTAGCGAGGTATAATGAACTCAAATAAATAATTATTTGGGTTTTTTTATGCCCTATTTAAAAATAAATACGTTAATTATCAAACACTTATAAAATTAATAAAAAAATTATTATGTTTTGTAATAAATATATTTATCTTTGTTGGGCAATAAAGCAATAACAAAAATGGAAAATACTACACTACCAATTGAAACATTAGCAAAAATACAAAGAATATTGGCTATTAAAGGATGTGCATTAACTAAAGAAGAGTTAATTGCAATGGAAGTAAAAAAAATGGTTAAAAACGCAAAAAAAATTAACTCTAAAAGCAACAATGCAAAATGGGAAAGTAGAGCTAATATAGAAAACAATGTTTATTCAAGAAGTATTGCAGAAATAAATAGAGAAAATTTAGAAAAGAATTTACCATCATCAATGAGAAAATAATTTAACAATTAAAAATAAAAAACAATGAAAAACAAAATTAGCTTAAACGATTTCAGTTTCAGATTCAGTGGCTATGGTCACTATGATGTAACTTACACAAGTCCAGTAACAGGTAGTATGTGGACTGCAACAATTGATGATATGCCATTAATTGATGCTACTAAAAGTAATTGGGATAACGTAAAAACCCAAGACTTAAATAGATTAAAGAAACTTTGTAAACAATTATGCGAATGGAACTAATCACATCAACATCATTTACCAACTCGTATACGTATGAGCATTTAGTAACAATAGCTTTGTATCAATCAGAAATAGGCTATGAAATTAAAAATAGAATTGGTATAAAATCAGAATCAGTAATAAAAATAAGCAGACTTGATGCAGATGAATATTACAACAATTTAATTCAACAAACAAAACAAGCATTTAACTTAATGGAACAACCTTATAACACAAAATAATATGAAAAATCAAATTTTAGAATTAATATTAGGAATAATTTTAGTAGCAGCAACTTTTGCAACGCTATATGTTTTACTTTTAATTACACACGAATAACAATGAAAATCACAATCGAAAAAACAATCACAGAAACGCACGAATTAGAATTACCTGCGTATCGTAAGAACAGTTGCCACTACTTTAAAATAGTAAGTGAGACAGAAGCAGTATTAGTATGTACTTATTTAAATGGAGAATCAATCGCAACGAGTACAACAAGTAGCGCATTAAGTTTAGCACCATTAGAATCAAGTCAAGAAGAGTTTGATGCCAAGTTCAACGAAGTATTTACATTAATAAGCGAGAAAGCATCAGTATGACACCATTAGAACGATACGAATTAAACTTTGCACCTACTCTGATAGATATTTTTAGCGCAACTAAAGAACTTATAGCAAGTAAGGTAAGTATGACTAAAGCAGGTAGAATATTATGCACTACAACAGGTTCTATAAGCGGTGCAATAAAACGAAGTGGAGTGTACACAAATCAAAAAACAAATAAAACATACATATTAAAATTATGCAAAAAGAAAGATTAAAAAAAGAAGTAGTATTAGCATTACTGGAAAGCCAAGAAGCAATTGGCTACATAGCTGATAATATGGGAGTGCAATTCCAAACAGTATTAAAACAGATAATAAGTGAATCGCCAACATTATGCAAGAATACTTATGTAATAACTATTAAGAATGCTTTAGGCTTACCATTAAACGAAACAATAACCGAATTATATAATAACGATGGGGGCTATAAAGAATGAGTTTAGAATTAGAAGAAAACAAGTTAGCTATACTATGGCAATACTACAAGAACTGTTTAGAAATAACACACACTGGCGAGTGCGATGACCAAGAATTTATAGAGTTAGGCAAAGCAGCTAACAAATGGAGATTACAAAAGGAATTAGTACATAAGTTAAAAAACGAAATGAAATGAGCAAACAAACAGCAATTGAATGGTTAGAGAAAGAATTTATTGCTTTACAAAATTATGGAGTAAATGAACTTGGATTATTTGAAAAAGCCAAAGAAATGGAAAAGCAACAGATAATTGATGCTTATTGGTCATCCTATAAAGAAGGTCAGTATAGCGGAGACAAAACGGCAGATGAATATTATAACAAAACATTTAATAAATAAATTATGAGCAGAATAGACACTTTACGTAACAGGTACGACAAAATAAACCGATTGCGAAACATTGCAATAAATGAACGCAACATTTTAAAAACAAAACAAGCACAATGGTTACTTTATTCAATCACTGCAACACTTAACTTAATAAGCCAACCACAGCAATGGAATTAGATAAAATAAGTAACATAGAATTAGCAAATATCGATACAAGCGATTATCCTGATATGGTGGATGCTTACATAGTAAGTGCAGAAATAGATGGAATTGAATTAACAGATGCAGAAATAGAAGAATTGAACTGCAACAGCGAGTTTGTTTATGACTGTGTTTTAAAAGAATTATTTTAATGAAATTATCGGATTTACAACATAACGAAAAATTTTTATTATCTCAAATTCAGGAACTTGAAGAAGAAATAATAATACTTTTACAGAATATATTAACAAAAAAAGTTATATTGCAACACGATAAGTACAATAAACAAATCTGTATTTATAGAAATCAATTATCAGAAACAAGAAAACAAATTAAACAATGGAAAATTTAACTAAAATTCAAAGGGAACTAAAAGTTCCAAAAGGAAACTTCAACAGTTTCGGAAAGTACAAGTATCGTTCAGCAGAAGATATCTTGGAAGCAGTAAAGCCAGTGTTAGCAAATAACAATGCAAGGCTAACTATTAGTGATGACATAATACTATTGGGTACAAAGGTATTTATTAAGTCAACAGCCACGATTAAAATAGGCGATGAGGTATTAAGTTGTAGTGGTTATGCAGAAACTTCAGAACACAAAGGAATGAGTGCAGAACAAACAACAGGAACTGCAAGTTCTTATGCTCGTAAGTATGCTTTAAATGGTTTATTTTTAATTGATGAAACTGAAGCAGATGCAGACAATCAAAACGTGACTAACAGCAAACCTACACTGGCTAAAAACACACAAGGGTTTAACGATGCTTTAGACTATGTAAAGAATGGTGGCGATATTAACAAAGTAAAAGCAAAGTATCACCTAACAAAAGAAGTGGAGGATTTATTAAATGTTAAGTAGCGAACGATTAGGTAAATTCACAGCATCAACAGTCTCCAACTTATTTGTTGGAGGCAAAGGTGCAACAAGAGATAGTTATATAATGGATAAAGCAATAGAGGCAGTTAAAGGCTATGCAAAATCTTTTACAAGTAAACACACCGAACACGGAAATATAAACGAATTAGAAGCATTAGAATCGTTTATAGAAGTAACAGGATTAAATGCAGTTTATTTAGATTCAGTTTACTTTCCAATTAACGAAAATTGTGGTTCAACTCCTGATGCAGCACTAATAGATTTTGAAGGTGTAATGGCAGCAAGTATTGATTTAAAATGCCCTACGGAAAAGTTCTTTGAACAAAAAATGATGATGATTAACGATTCAAAGCCTGAATTTCAGAACGTACCTAAAGCATATTTTTACCAAGCGCAAATGCAAATGATGTCATTAACTAAACACAATGAAAGTTTAGGGCATCCTGCTGTAACTAATCATTATTTAGTTAGGTATTTAACATCTACTAATTATGATTTTGATGGTAATAAAATTGAAATAGATTTACCATTAAACGTACGGATATTTTACAAAATAGTAAAAGCAGATTTAGAAGTTCAAGCAAAAATACTGCAAGAAGTAGCAGCAGCAAGTGAGCAAAGAGATGCATTAATTAACATTTTAAAACAACCAATAATATGAACATAGAAAAAATATTATGTCCAAAAGTAGGTAAGTTAATTAAAACAAAAGATTCTGTTACTGCAACTATTTTAGATGGAGAATTAGACCCTTTAAGTTTAACTTTTCATTACGATGAATGTGTTAAAATTGACACTGAAAATTATAAGTTTATCAGTCTCACATTTGAAAACTTGTATGATATGATAGAATTATTAGAACAATCAGAAAGACATTTCACAAAAAAATTTAAAACCAAATAACAAATATGTACAAAGTAAAAGGAAAAATCACCCAAATCGGTGAAGTAACAAATGGAGTTACAAAAGCAGGTAAAGAATGGAACAAAGTAGAGTTCGTAATTGAAACACTTGAGC